CAAAGTCATGGCTACTGTCTTGTCCGGTACGTCCGGCGCTCTCTATTACAAGCCTGCTGGCACCAAGTCTACGTTCAAAGCAGCGAACGTGACCAGTGGCAGTAACAACATCAATGTTGGCACCTACCTGAATTTTCAGGTCAACGACAAGGTGTCTTTTGGCACTGGCACCGGCGGAACGTTGCCTGGTGGTCTCAGTGCTAGCACCGATGTTTTCATCCGCACTTACGCGGCAGCAACAGGCATCGCCACGTTTGCCGCAACCTCTGGCGGCAGTGAGTTAGCTCTGTCTAGTGACGGTACTGACGGCACTACGCCTTTCACGATTGACTTTGCTGAATTTCAGTCAGTCGGAGATTGCCGTGAATGGTCGTTTGAGGTGACTCGCGAAGAGCTGGATACCACCACTATTGGCGGCACTCTTGCTCAGAACGCTCCTTTCCGCACCTTCATCACCGGCTTTGCTGACGGCTCTGGTTCTGCAACGGTGTACTTCACCGATGACGACACCACGATTGCTAGCCGTTTGATTGAAGACGTGATCCAGCGCAAGCAAGCTGGCGCAACCTTCAAGCTTTACACCGATCTGGTGCTGTCTTCTGGCTCGCCTGATGACACTGCAAGCACCTCAATCGAGATTCCTGCTGTGATCAACTCTGCATCATTCTCGGTCACGCCTGATGATGCACAAGCTGTTGAAATCAGTTTCCGTCCTACCGAGGCGCCTACTTTCGACTTTGATCGTTCTTGATAAAACAAGAACATTGTTCGGCCCCCGACTTGTGTTGGGGGCTTTTTTGTGTGTAAGCTGTTCACAAATAAGAGGTTTTTTGTGCCTAGTGCTCTCGAACGGCTGAAAAAAGCAGCCAATCTGCAGCCGGTCCGAAAAGTTGTCACCCTCAACGATGGTTCTGAATTTGAGTTTTGGCGTACGCCATTGACAATGGCCGAACGTGAGCGTGCGCAAAAAGCATCGAAAGGCGATGACGGAACGTTTGCGCTGCAGCTGTTCTTGATGAAGGCACTGGACGAAAACGGCAACAAGCTGTTCAGCCTTGGGCAAGCGGCAGAGTTCAAAAACGATGTGCGCGACTCTGACTTGCAACAGCTGATGCTGGCTGTGATCCAAGAAGACGAGCCGGAAGAGATCGACCCAAAAGACTAAAGGCCGAGCTGAAAAAAGATAATTTTCTGCGATTGCAGCTTGGCGTAGCAAAAGAGCTTGGTTACACGTTGACCCGGCTCTGCAATGAAGTGACCCTAGAAGAGCTGTTTATATGGTCAGCGTATTTTGGTTTGCTGAATGAGGAGCAAGAGGCGCAGGTGAAAAAGGCTAGGCGTAGGCGCTAAAGTCAAAGGAACAGGTGCGCCGTTATGGTCGTTCGCGTAGGGATTGAGTTCCAAACGAGCCAAGCCGCAGCTGCTGCCAAGCGGTTACAGGCCGACATGGCCAAACTTCATGCTGAAGTAAAAAAAATAAATCCTGCGGCTAAAGACTCTTTGAGGTCTATTGAGCAGTTTGCTGGCAAAAGTTCAATAAGAATTGAACAACTAAATTCAAAGACGAGGCAACTAAATAACAGCTTTGGAGGCTTGGGCTCTGTACTGAGAAGGGTCTCCATTGGTTTTGCTGCAGTTAATGCGGCTCAAGCCGGGATCGCTCGCGACGAATCTGAGCGTCGATTGCGATTGTTGACGCAAGCTTTTGGAGAGACAGAGCAGGCGCAAGAGGCTGCAAGGCGTGCGGCTGATAAGTTCAATTTGAGCCAAACTGAAGCCAATGTTCAGTTGTCGCGATTGATTGCACGATTGCGGCCCATGGGCATGTCTATGGAGACGATTGAGACCGCATTCGCGGGTTTTAATACTGCGACGATCCTTGCAGGAGCTACTGCATCTGAGTCGGCAGGTGCATTCTTGCAGTTGAGTCAAGCTCTTGGTAGTGGCGTTTTAAGAGGTCAAGAACTGAATTCAATTCTTGAACAAGCTCCTTTGATCGCCCAGGCAATCGCAACAGAGATGGGCACGACTGTTGGCGCCCTTAAAAAGTTTGGTGAGGAAGGTCAGATTTCGAGTCAAATTGTTATTGCAGCACTGCAGCGAGTTGAACGTGAAGGTGCTGGCCAACTTGAAGAGGCGCTGAAAGGCCCTGCTGCTGCTATCAAAGATTTTCAAAATGCGTCTGAAGACGTAAAGGTTGCTCTTACGCAAGACATTATTCCGGAGATGGCTAAGTCGTTTAGAGAGTTGGCTAATCTTATTAGGGAATTAGGTCCTTTATTCAAATTTGTTGGCGGGCAAATCGGTGGAGGGCTGGGTGGAATCAATGATTTAATTGCAATTAGTTCAAAGTCTGCTCCTGATGCTGCAAGACAAATTCTTGAAAGTGGGCGACTTACTCCTCAGAGAGGAGCGCTGGCCGAATTGTTTGAACCGCTTGGCGGCAAAGAGTTTGTTAATAGGGCACAGGCCGTAGCAAGAAATGCAGCAAGAGCAACTGGCAGAGATTTTGTCGAAGTTTATGTTGAAACTTTGCAGCAAGGGTTAACAACACTTGATGCCAAGGCTGCAAACTTGCCAGCTAATTTTATGGAGATGGTTAATAGGGCGCCAGGTGCTTTTAAGCCCTCTACTGAGGAAGACGAAACCACGAAGCGAAAAGACGCATCACAAAAACTGGTTGATCTTAATCGTGAGTTGTTTGGAAGCACGACCCAGCTTTCTGAGCTTGAAAAAATCAACCTTGAGTTTCAAATCGCAAAACAAGAAATTCTTGAAAGAGGCTTAACTGCGAACAACGAACAAATTGCATTGCTTAAAGCGCAGGCAGGTTTTGAAGCAGACCTTTTAAATTTCCGTCAAGATCAACTTGATCTTCAGCAAAAAAGTATTGACGAGAGTTCCAAGGCGTTTGACGAACAAATCAAGCAACAGGAAGACCTTGCGCAAGCAATGCGCGAAGCCGATCCAATGTTCCAGATGAAGCAGCAGATGGAGGAACTGCTGAACGTTCAAAACCAAGTCGCGGCTGGTGCGACTGTTATCGGAAATGCTTTTGGTAATGCTTTTAAGGGCGTGATTAGCGGCAGCAAGTCTGCCGAGGATGCACTTAAAGACATGCTGGCCGCAACAGCTGAGCACTTCCTCGATATGGCGGCACAGATCATTGCTCAGCAGCTGACAATGATTTTGTACGGCACGATCATGAAGGCGCTTGGCGTCAGCATGGGTGGATTTGGTTCAGGCGCATCTGCACCCTCTATAGGCACTGATACAAACTTTTTTGGGGGCGGATTTACCCCGATGGATTTCTTCGCTGAAGGTGGATATGTTTCTGGTCCGACCAATGCTGTCGTTGGCGAGGGTGGTGAGCCTGAATACGTTATCCCCGAAAGCAAGATGCGTGAAAGCATGGCGCGTTACTCTCGCGGTGCTCGTGGTGGCTCTGTCATTCCTGAAAATGGGGATGGCGGCACAACCGGCGAAGGCGGAGGAGCTGCTGTTGCCGCACCAATCGACGTTCGCTATAGCGTGGAGCGAATCAATAGTGTCGATTATGTGACTGCTGACCAATTCCAGGTTGGTCTTGCAAGGGCAGCACAACAGGGTGCTGCAGAAGGTGAGCGGAGGGCTATGGGCTCACTTCGTAATTCATCTGCTGTTCGCCGGAGGGTTGGCATTTAATGGAATTCGTTTTTGGACATTTGCTTGAGGTAGGCCGCACTGGTCAGCTCAACCAATTCAAATTTCAGAACTATGCGGTGGGTCAAAACGTTGGAGACTACTCTTTCTTGCCATTTGGGTTCGGTGGAGCGATGGCAACGCTCCAAGGCGACAACCTTGATGCAACGCTGCAGTTTGGCAATACAGAGATTACGCGTAACTTCGTCGTCGAAGCGCTAGACAACACCTATGTAGCGAAGGTCTCAACAGTGCTTTGGAACTCCAGCACTTACGCCGTTGAGCGGACGCTTTACGAGTATTTTGGTGCCTGCTCTGCTGGCGGTTGGGATGAAACGACTATTCAGATCAAGCTAAATTCTGTACTTGACGCTGTGCAGGCAAACGTTCCAGGGCGTCGTTTATTTAGGCAACAAGTCGGGAACATCCCTTTTACGTCTCAGGTCAGTGTGTAGCGATCTAATTGGCCGAAAATACAGCCACGGTAAAGCCGATTGCATTCATCTCGTCTTTGACGCGTTAGATCAGCTGCAGATTCATAACCCTGGCGTGCAGGGCGCTTGGTACGGCATGAGCCCTAAGCAGGTCTTAGGCGAGCTGAATCGTTACTGTGACCGTGTTGAACACCCCAGTTATGATGGCGACATAGCATTGCTGGACGTGAGGCCAATGGCCTTCGGAGTTGTATGGCAGAACGGCGTCCTCTACATCAACAATTCCCTTTCCGCAGTAGATTGGAAGCCGGAGGGAAGCCTTTCAATCCGCCGCTTTTACCGTATGAACTATCGCTGATTCAAGCGATTGGGTGTAGCGAAGAAGAGTACAAAGAATTCGTGCGTCACGCAATGCTACGGCAGCGCGTGCGACCAGCTGAATATGAGCGTATTCCTGATGTTGTAAACACAGGTGTTGAGCCTTTTTTAATTCAGCTTGCGATTGGCCTTGTCTTAACAGGGGCAAGCATGTTGCTGGCACCAAAAGCGCCATCGCTAGAACAGCCAGGCAAAGTCAAAGGCAAGAAACTTGCGGATCAGATTGGGCCTAGCCGCTTCAATCAAACAACCAATTTCGACAACGTTGCCAGCCTTGCTGAGTTAAACCAGCCAATCCCAATCCCATTTGGAAAGCGCGGCACTGGAGCGGATGGCAATCCAACAGGCGGTTTAATTCTTGTTCCTGCGTTGGTGTGGTCAAGGCTTTATGCCTATGGCGCATATCAATCTTATGAAGGCGTTTACGTTGCAGGTGAATTCGGAGTTGATGAGCCTGACCTTGGCGGCATTTTGCTTGGGACGGCAGCACTGACTGGAGTCAGCAATAAGGATTTTGCTCTGTACTGGTCATCTGTAGAAGGCGCCAACCGTCCTTCTACGTTGCTTTACGGGACTGAAGGCCCTGGAGCGACCGGCACGATTGGCCGAGAAGTGTTTACTTCACCAACAGATGACGGTCAATTCAGCCAAGGCTTCTCAATGGCCTATACGCCGAGTGGTGATACAGCGTTTGGAACCGGCACACCGATACACAATGGCTCTGTATATCGTTTCAACTGGGAGGTGATAAGCGCACCATTCACGACAACCAAGGGATCTGATAACAAAGAGCCAAGGCGTGAAATAATCGCAAAGCGCAAAAAAATTGCCGGTTCACTGGCAGACGCTTTGCACATCGCTGGTCCAGAAGCAGGGCAGCCAGGCGTGGGGCGGGCTTACTCCCGGCATATGGGATTTATTAGCCACAACGGCATTGAATACGCAAACAAAACTATCGTCACCGTGACACAGGGTGACACGGCGGTTTTTGAAATCAATAACGATGATGAGGCATATAAGCAGCGCTCAAAAGCAGATTTTGACGGAACCGAGGTTAATTTAAAAGACCTTGAGAACAGTGCCAAGTCATGGCGGCAAAGGGCCGAAGACCTTTTGGTTATTGGCACTCGATGGATTATTGGTGCAAGTACCTGGATTGTCAGAAGCAGAGTAAAAGAAGCCAAACGCGTTACTATCACTTTTGAATGCGTTGCGATTCTTGGCGTTCCTGAGATCGGAATTCCTGGCATTAGGACAGTCCGAGAATCACTAGGTGGGTATGAGGGAGATACATTTAACCCAAACAAGCATTGTGGTGCTGCTTTTTACAACGTCTGTCGTCTGAGCACTGCAACGATTCGCCCTGTACGCAGAGACGCTGAGGTGATTGAACTTGGCATTCAAAGTCAGGTTTGGAATAAGGCTTCTGGGTTGTGCAACTTTAACGCTATACCCTCGCCCACAAAGCTTTTCAACCTTGACGAAGATGACATCCAGGTGTCTACACCTCGCATGGATAAATACTTTCAGCGATCATCTTGTTTTTCGATCTTTGTTCGTCCGGTAAAAGAATACGGACAAGCGCAAGCTCCGTATGTTCGTATTCCAAAAGTTTTTTGCGTACAAGGTAGCGCACCTATTGATCAAAACAACTATCTGCGAATTCGTCCTAGGGTCAGGGGTTTTTACGAGTACAAAATCTTCCCGCGTACTGGATCGGACATTGCTATCAATAGCATTGATGAAAACACAGTGATTATTCTTGACTCGAATGAGGGAGTGCCCTATACAAACAACGCGCTAGGCGCTGATTATGAAACGGCTTACGGCTCTTTCCGGATTACGACGCAGGGCAGAGAAGTATCTATTGCTGAAATTAGAACAAACCCTGAGTTGTTTACCGATCCAGAAGACCAGGAAGCAGCGTTAAATCCAGATACCATCCCAACTGCAATATCGAACATTAACGCTTATTCAAACACCAGAAGTCCTTGGTTGTTTAGACATGCGTTCCTGACTGATTTTCTCGGCAATGCGAGAAGCCAGCCTAATCAAACCGAAAGCGCAACTCGGCAAGTTGTTGTAGGCAGTCGTTCTGTAACTGTGCAAATTACGGCAACATCCAGGCAAGGTACTGAAGGCGTAAACGTAGGACCAAAGTACATTGAAGCCAATAATGGCTCAGAGTATCTTTGGCTTGATGTTTCTTTTTCTGTTGTAGCGGCAACGGGTAACTGGTCAGTTGGAGAGGTTTTTAGCATTACTGAAAGCGTAAATAATCAGTTTAGCCAGTATGCAGCAAATGAAGAACGCCAGCCTTATAGCAGTGTCACCTATGAGTTTGCTGTTTCTAGTGTTGGAACGGAATTTAGTGGTCAGCTCCGACGAGGTGAGCGGGTCTTTGAGCAAAACTCACAAGTTTCTGATTGCAGCCACTACACAGAACTGACAAAGTCGAATGATTCAGGCCCAGAACACAGGGTCGTTTACGTTAATGAGTACATATCAAACGAAAGCCCAGCAAACTACGACGGGATGTCAACGGTTGGATTTACTGTTAAGTCAAGCGGTGAGATCAATGGTGTTGAGCAGTTACGCATGTGGTCCGCAACCGGCATTCCAGTAACAAGACTCATTGAGAGTGACAGCGCTCCAAGCAATCTATTTGCTGATCTTGTCTTCTACTTGTTGACCAGTAAAACTCAAGGCGTTGGCAACGTCGTGCCTTCTGAGCTTGTCGATGAAGACTCGCTGCGTACTACTGCAAGATTTTTAAGAGCAAACAAGATTTTTTACGATGGCGTGCTGGAGGACAGTGAAAGCTTCCGCAGTTTTCTGTATGACAACGCTTCACTGCAGTTGTGCAATTTTACGATCAAAAACGGTCGATTTGGAATGCAACCTGCTTTGCCGTTTGATTCAAACCATGAGATCAGTCTTCAGCCAATTCAGGTTGATCAGATTTTTACGGCGGGCAACATTATCGAAGATTCATTGCAGTTGCAATATATCGACGTTTCACAACGCTCAAACATTCGTGCCCTTGTTACTTGGCGCGTAACCGTTGAGAACGATCTGCCGTATCAGGCTTCTGCGTTGCTGCACTGGGCTGACATTCCGGTCAACGACAGAGCAACAACAGAGCAGGCGTTCGATCTCAGTGAGTTCTGCACTAATCGGGAACAAGCGTTAAAAACTGCGCGGTTCTTGCTGAGCACTCGTCGTCGCATCACTAAAACAGTCAGCTTCCAGACCGTGCCAGATGCTTTAGGCGTCCAGCCCGGCTCCTACATTCGAGTCATCACAGAAGCAAGCACCTACAGCTCAACTGCAAACGGGTCTATTACTGATGCTGGGACGTTGGTCAGCATCACCAGCGTTAAAGACGGTGATTACGAAGCCTTGCTGTATAACCCGACGACACAGCAAGTGATTGAAACGACAATCACCATTGCGAATAACACGGTCAGCGATTCTCAGCACCACGGGTCACTGTTTACTTTGCTGAGCGGCAGCACGGATTACAGCGTCTATCAAATTGAATCGTTGGATCTAGGCGAGGATGGATTGGTGTCCATCAGTGCAGTCGAAGTGCCCACGGATGCGTCTGGCGTTAGCATCGTGGCTAAGGACGTTTTGACGCCGGGCAACTTTACGGTGCT